CGATAACTCCATAGGTTGACGGAATTGTAATCGGTTCCGTTCAACACGGGGTTCATTGTTCGGCTTGCAGCCGCAACGAACCCCTAGCTGTTGGTGGCAGTACATTTTTTTAGGGTTTCAAAATTTGTTCACAATTAAAAATTAAATATAAAATGAGTTACATTGTAGTAGATGTCGAAGCAGATGGGGAAATCCCACACAAGTTTTCAATGGTTTCTTTTGGGGCTGTAATAGTCGAGCCTTCATTGTCAAAAACCTTTTATGGCGAAGTAAAGCCAATTTCAGAAAAATGGAATCCCGAAGCATTAGCAATTAGTGGTTTCAGTCGTGAACAACATTTAGAGTTTAATAACCCAAAAGAAGTAATGCAAAAATTCTTTGATTGGGTAATTGCAAACTCTGTTGGCAAACCAACTTTCATAAGTGATAACCTTGCTTTTGATTGGCAATGGATAAACTGGTATTTCCATAATTTCATTGGTAAAAATCCTTTTGGCTTTTCAGGTCGAAGAATTGGCGATTTGTATTGTGGAATGAAAATGGATACTGGATTAAATGCTGAATGGAAAAGATTGTATCGTAAAACAAGACACACACACCACCCTGTTGATGATGCAAAAGGAAACGCAGAAGCGTTGTTGTCATTCAAAAAATTAGGGCTTCGTGTCAATTTGCAGTAGGTTTCGCTGTATTGCCACCAACGTTTCGCAGCCTTGTACTGCCGCCTATGCGGTTGCGTAGATTTGGCGGTAGTTCAAGACTTCTGTTAGTAGCTGGACGGGTGGTTAAGAAAAAATATTCCGCAAATGACTTCGAGTCTATAATTTGGCAAGTGGAGAGGATTTATTGAAAAATATATAAAAGTAAATAAATCCTCAATGGCTGAAAAATAATTTAAACTAAAAAAATGAAAACAAATTATTTTACGGTTCACAAAAATAAGAAACCGAAAAAAGCAAAGTATTCAAAGGCTTATACCAAATTACAATTACAAAAAATGGAAGAATGTACTCAATATTTTATTAACGAAATTCAAAAGCTAAAACAAAATATATGAAAACAAAAAACGAACCAGCTTTTCCGATAGCTGTAGAATACGATAAAAAAACGAATGACGGAAAATGGATTAAAGATGTTAAAACTAATTTTGGTCTTTCAAAGCGTGAATATTTAATATCAATAGCGATGCAGGGATTATTATCAAATCCTAACCAAATAGACACTACAGAATTTAAATGGATAGCAAAACACGCCATTGGATATGCAGACGCATTATTAGAAGAATTGTCTCTTGAAAACGAGTCGTAGTCTTGCTACTAACACCCCGGCTAGGCGAAGTACGACCGCAGAGAGTATTGCGCTTAGCCAGAGTTATAATCGATAGAAAATACTATATTTAGCCTTTAATTTTAAATCTACGTATTATGATTTTATTGCTAATGTTATTTTTAGTGTTATTGTTGGTTTTTCTTATTGTTGTTTTGATTAAAAGATTGACCAAGCCTAAAATAAAACCGCAAACCAAATTTGTCAATGTTTTTGGGAAAGAATATGTGATTGATTTAAGTCCTGAGGCGCAGAAAAAAAGAGAGGAAGAATATGAAATTGAGAAATTAAACTCTTGGAAACAAATTAAAGAAATTAATTTTTTACGAGATGATAACAAAGTATTTTACAAAACACAATGGGTAAATAACTATGAAAAAGAATTAACTGGTTTCTACGGTAAAATGATTTTTTCAGAAAATAAACAATACTGTGTTGTTTTTGTTAGCGGAAATAATGAAGAAAAAGGGAAAATTGCCCTTATAGATACTAGTAATAGAAAATTACTTTATAAAATAGATGTAAAACAGCCACACCGCTGTATTGTTTCAAATAAAGGATTAGTTATTTGTGAAGATTGGAGCACTTCGTGTTATGTTTATGTTTTAGATTTAAAAGGTGATATGTTATTGAAAAAGCGCCATAATACAAGTATTGGGGATGCATTTGAATTAATTGATAATGAAACAAAATTTAAGTATAATATAAACTACTCAGGACAAATACACATAATTAATTTACAAGAATTGTAATTTATTAAAAAATAATTATTACGTTTGTCTCGCAAACACAGTTAAAGGACAATTCCTTTACAAATATTTATTTAACAATAAGCGAAAGCCTCGCCACGGTGCTCTGTAGGAAACGATCAGAGAATCCAGTCCTTGACTGTGTTTGCACACCTAAATCGAGGCTTTCGTGTGTAAAATATTTTCGATATGCAAACAGAAAATGTAAGACCAGTTCAGTCTGTAAATGAGCAATCCGAAATTATGACTTTCAATTTTAGTGAAAGTAAAAATGAAATCCGAAATTTATTGCTAGACAATAAAGTTTGGTTTATCGCAAAAGATGTTTGCGATGCTTTAGGAATAATAAATAATCGTCAAGCAATTAGAGAGTTAGACGAAGATGAAAAGCTAACGTATAAGTTATATACGTCAGGTCAAAACAGAAATACCTCTATTATTTCAGAAAGCGGGCTTTATGCTTTAATTTTAAGAAGCAATAAGCCGTATGCCAGAACCTTTAGAAAATGGATTACGAGTGAAGTAATTCCTACTATTCTAAAAAAAGGATTCTACTCAATGAATTCCTCAAAAAACAAAACTGATTTTATTGACGCTCGTAATATTCCTTACAGCCACGTAACATTCAACGAATCACCCGTTAGAGTTATTACCATCAATGAAATTCCTTATTATTCCCTCAATGATTATCATTCTGCTATCAAGTCCAGAACCTCAAGCAATCAAGCCGCCAAAAAACTAAATGCAATAGAGCCATTGGCTGTAAAGATTTGGTTATTTGGTAACACACATCCCGCTTGGTTTGCAGTTTTACAAGGTTTGCAGCTTATCGCCTCCGGTTCTCGTGTGTTCAATTCGTCTAACCAATTAGTATTGTCACTATGAGAGCTACGAAATACTTCCGCACCAAAGAGCAAATGACCACTTTTGCAATAAACTTCAAAGCCTTGCACCCGCTCAACTGGTATCTCAAAACAACGCTAGAATGCGACCACGCAGTTATCCAAAAACGCAAAGCCATAGTGCTTGTAAGTGACGAGAAAGTGATACAAAGGATTATTTATTGTCCTATTTGTCACAAACACGGAAATGCAATTGTAGAACCTAAAAATGACAATCAAGATGTGTAGAAAAATCCCAACCCAAGAGCAAGAATTAATATTAAAGTTTTTTACAGAGATAGTTGATACAAAATCGATGGCACAATTTTTACGACGATCCACTTATTTACTAGCCTTATCTTATATTCGTTCCGAGGAAACTAACAATCCTATGTGTCAGGGATGGACAGATGATAGTTTTTATTACCTCAATGAATTGGCAGAGGTTTTGGATCCAGTGTTAGAGAAAAAATAATTTATAAACGAGTATCTTATGAGCGAATTACAAAAAGCACACGAAAAGATAAAAGCACTTGAGGAGAATAATAGTATCCTGGAACAATTAGCAGATGCCAGAGATCAAGCTCGAATATTGATTAGACAAAAAATGGAGCATCAAGAGCAAGAACTACAAAAATATAAAGTAGTGACAAGATTTATTTGGAATTAAAATAACAAACCCGATGTAAAAATCGGGTTTTTTTATATAAAGTCGTGTTGCACAATAGATTTTATCTATTTACATTTGTATATATGTCAGTATCAATCAATCGTAGTCTTGGAATTCAAAGGAATAAGCTGTTACGTTACAGGCTTATAAAAGAACTATACCAAAAACACAAGACCGAGGATATCCCTACTACAGTTGTATGGCGCAAATACATTTGTCCCGTTTATCCTATATCGCGCACCACTTTATACGAGGTGCTTTGTACTCCAGTAACGGCAGAACTCAAAAAAATCGAGGACTTAATAGCTATCCAAACGAGACTATTTTAAACGTTTGTCATTCCAATGGTATAAGTAACCTCATACTCCTGAATACCATCGTCGCGCTTTACTTTTCGCATAGCAGTTCGCATTAACGCCCCCGCTGCACCTCCTACAACTACACCGTGTAATTTTGCGTGAACAGCTTCAACAATATCCCAAATAACCCACGCTTTGTCCTTTTGTGTTTGTGGAGCTTTGGCACTGGAATTGGTTAGCCTCAAATTAGCAATACTCAAAACAATTGTACCGGTGGCCATTTGTCGGTTTTGTGGCGTAGCGGTTCTGTCTTTTCCAATATCGCTATACTGCAGGTTTCCAATATCAATTAAAGTTAAAGGAAATTGAGTGGGTGGATTTGGCGAATAATCGTCTAGCTGACCCCAATCCTCGTCCACATACTTCACCGCCGGTATTGTTTCGATAATGTCCTGAATGCTTTTTAATACTACTTTGCTCATCGTTTCAATTTATTAAAAATTGTTTTTTCTAATTCTTTAAAGTTCAAATCTACAACGTGCTCAATCCGCTGCCTAACTTGTGGATGGTCGCCTATGAACTGGCGTTGTTTTATTTTCATTTTCGCGCCTACTTTTTGCAGGGCTAAAGCTTTCCAAGTTGCCGCCTCTGCAGTTAGTTTTTTGTTTCTTTCGCCTTTGCCACCTTTTGTAACCGCTCCATTTGCTTTATAAAACATCGCCCAAAAGAAGCGTTTCATTTTTTCGGTTACAATGACCTCGCCACCTTCGTTTTGCAAACTGGCATAGGGCAAACTACTGGACCAGGTTATTTCGTTATTGGTTTGCTTTGACCTTACAGATCTGCGGAGCTTCCCGGTTCTCATCATTACGCTGCCTCTTCTGTTGGGGATTTTGGTGTTTTCCCAAGCTTTGTCAAAGAAGGCTTTGCGCTCAAAGTTCCTGTCAAACTCATCGGTTAGATCTATTCGTACGTCCGAAATAATATTTTTTATAAAGTCTTGCATATATTTGTTAAAAAAAACAATGGATAATTTAAAAATCAATCAGGATAAAGTGATTATGGTTTTAATTAATGAAATCATCGAATTAAAAGCAAGTAATATTGCTATTCAAGGCGTTTTGATAGGTTTAACAAAAGTTTTGAAACCCGAGATTTCGGATTTGATTTCTGACCAGCTGCAAGAGCTAACAGAAAAGAATCGGCAACTTGCTGTGCAGCAACTTCTATCTTCTTTGCAGTCTGAAAGTCTTGATTTTGACGCATTTCTAGCAGCGCTTTTACATCAATCGTAATGATATTTTCCTCCATTATGTGGTTGATTTAAAATATTTTGTATATTTGTACTGAAAGAGTGATAGTATTGTGTTGGATTGCATATCCTTCGGAACAATATTAGCGCTCTTTTATCTTTTCTACTATTGAGTGAAAAGCGGTGTTTCCACTTTCACTTTTTATAACAATAAAAGAATCTTCCTCTTTTATTTGTGTTTTTAAATAATGATATTCAATGTCTCTTCCTTTACTGTCTTTCTCTGTTTTGACAAATTCAGCTTCTTTAATTCTTTTTTTAATTGTTTTAATAGCCTCATTTTTTTCTATTATAAACTTATGAGGTTGGTTTAAAGCTTCTTTAACTCCTGTGCTGGTAAAAAGAATTTTCTTTTCAATACTGGGGTGTTTGACTGTTTTACCAATAAGGTTTTCTTTTGCCCAATTTTTAACTTCAGTTCGTTGAATTTTAAGACTTTCTAATTGTTGGCTGTTGAATATTGTCAAAATAATAGGTTTCGCCACTTTCGCACCCGCCACTTTCCCATAAGGATGCGCTGGAGGAAATACCACTTTATCCGCACCAGGATTAAACCTAAATATTTCTAAACGGTTCTTGCCGTCCTTGCCTAATTGCGTGGTCGCAGCTTCGCCTTTGGTAATCGCCTTTTCGCTATCCTTCAAATAACCATCACCTTCGTATTTATCTTTGAGGACTTCAACAGTAGTACAGCGGCAGTTCCAACCGTTTGGTGGTGTATAAGAACTCCAAAAAGGGTCAGACTTTGGCAAAGTGATATTATTTAGTGCAGCGTGTTCGTCTCGCACTCGATTGTCTCCCGCAGTACGATATTGTAACTCATAACGGTCGCTATCGCTAAACTCACTCCATTTGGCGGCCATTTGTGACGAGCCCACTGCAAACTCATACTCAGCTTCCAAATAGTTCCTATTGTAGGTTGAATTGAGTTTGTTAAATTCGTTCGATAATTGATTGAATGGTTTCAAATTTCCTTTGTCGTCCAACAATAGTTTTGAAGCTTCAAACAATTGTGCGTGCGTTTTAAGTCCTCCAAACAAGAATACATCATCTTGCAATGCGGTTCGCATTATATCCGGCATATCATTGTCGGTTATAGCAAAATTGAAAACCTCAAAGGTTTGGTTGATTAGATCCTGGTACGCTTTCTCCGTTGGCAAATCTTTTGGGTTGTAGCTCCCTATTTCGTGCAACCGTTTAAATGCCTTCTCACCGGTGTTTAAAAGCCCTTTAAATTTATCTCCAAGGGCTAGGTTTAATTGCCCGGCTTTGGTGTTGCATTCGTCACAACCGCAATTGTACAAATTAGAAATTCGTAAATGCAATGCCCCGAAATATTCAGGGCTTAGACGAAAAAACCTTCTCCTAGATTTAAAGATAAATTAGCAGGTGCGGCGGCTGTTTTTGTTCCAATAACTTTAATGCCAAATTTCTGCTCCACCCATTTAGGATCTATTTCCAAAAAGTTAGCCGCCTCGGTTACCATTTTCCATAATACTTCCAAATCTTCGGTTGCATCATATTTGTACTGCACACCTGCAGGAAGGATGCCTAACGCAATTAAAGCGGGTATAACAGTATCGCGCCAACATTGTTCAATCAATGACAAATCACTATCTACTAAATCGTCAAGGATTCCGATGGATGTTTTTTCTTTGCCATTAGAACCGTTTTTAGTGTCCTGACCCACGACGGTTCCAGAGATTCCCATCGACAACTCGTTGTTACAATACTGAAGTAAATTTTTATACACATCTCCATTGGTACTAACTCCTTTGGCAAATTCGAAGCTTTCAGAATCGTCAATGATGAAGTAAGCTGCAGAGCCCATGTCGGCCATCATTTGTTTAGCACGATTGACCATTACTCTGTCTTGTGTATTGGTTTTCATCACACGTGGAGGAATGCCATAAATCTCACATAATTCACTCCAACAACTACCCCCAAAACGTTTGAATAATACCATAGGTACGCAACCGTCCAAAAGTCCGAGTGTTGTATTTTTTTCGCCAAACTCAATCAACCAAGTGCCGTATTCTTTTTGCTCCCGGTATCTTATTTTTTTGTCATCGGTATAGTCATAATACAAATACCCGGTTACAGGATCAACGTTTTGACGTGGAATACAATCAAAGGTCAATACTGGCTCATTGTTGACTAATTTATAAGAGAACTCACCCAACGAATGACGTCTATAAACGGTCTCCAAAATGGCTTTATTAACTTGAAAAACAAAACCTTTATCCTGTAATAAAGTAGTAAAAGCTTCATTGGTTTTTCCATCGGCATTTTTAATACTGAAAGGACGGCTCAATGATTTAAGCATTCTATTATTGACCTGAGATTGCAGGTGCAAATCTTTCAGGATATTATCAAATAGATTTTGAATAGGAAAGAATTTTGGGTTCTCTGCTGCCATTGCCATATTTTGCGCATTAGTCCAGGTCTTAATGTCCTGTCTAGTTTGGCTAATGGTTTTAGGTACAATATTCTGAATATAGCTATTGCCTGCCTTAGTCGCTTTGAGAGCAAGGTCTACCGTTTCGGTTTTTTGACCAAAAGGATTTTTTATGAAATCTGTAATTTTTCCCATCTTAATAATCGTGATTAAATTTTGCTCTTGAACCAAATTCAAAAGGTTGTTTTTCTCCTGCTGTATTTTCATCACGCACCAATTGTGGTAATGATGAAACATTAATTGTTCCAGTGGCCACTTTGGTAAACCAACTCGTGGCACGGTCGTAGCGGTCTTTTGCTTTTTCGTAAATAAAGTCAGCATTACAAAGCTCTGCGACATACCACTTTGCCAATGTGCAGCAGTGTTGTACTACCAGTGAATGGCGGTCGTTACCGGTCTTGTTAAAGATGTTTTCAACATCATACAACAATCTACCGTCTAGCCACTTTTTATTGTCTGTATTGGGCGTTAAATAACTTCTAGCTTCTTCGATAGCAGCGTTGCAGGCTTGAGATACTAAATCATCATTTCCTTCGGTGATTTGGTCTAGTTGGTAGTCATAGATTACACTTCCTAAATCTTCTTTATTTATAAACATCTGTTAGTATTTACGATTGTTAATGTGACCAACATGGTATTCAGAGTTTTCCTTACTTGTAATATTTTGAATAATCCAAACCCCGCCTTCTAGCCCGTCTGGTCCGTCCATCATTTTTGAATTGGGTGCAACGCCTAGAAATTCCTCTTCCATCGTTTTCATATAGGGATTGTCTTTTTCATCAATATTGAAATACAAACAACCTTCTTTGTGTAGAGGCTCTAAAGTTCCCTCTATACGGGTGTATTTTTCACCCTTTGACCTTGTGTCTAGTGACATAAACAACGGTATTCTACGAAGTATTTTACCCACAGCTTTAACTAATGGTTTTAGAACTTGCTCCCAAAAAGGATCCTGCAGCGAGTTGTTTTCTATCCAGTTCTTAAAGGTGTCTACCTTTCTTTCCTTGACCCAATCGTGGGCGTGATAGAGATTATTTACAAAGGTTCTTTGGGTCATATTGTCCAACCAAACTTTGTATAAATAAAAGTTTCCTTTGCGGTAACCTATAACTCCCGTAAATTTTCGAGAGCTGTTTTTATTGTCTTTATTACTCGTTGCCGGGTCGGAATACACAAGAACGTGCTCACAGGCTTTAAGCGGTGGACATTTTGCCCAATGCACTTTTTTGAAGAGTTTACCAACACGAATCGGGTTATTGAAATACTCCTTTTGAATGGCGCTAGTGGTCATTGTTCTAAAAGCTAAATCAATAAGCTCTTCGGTATTTCTTTGCGGCCAAGTAGATACACCGCTATTATCGCGAATGTTTACAATGTCGTGAACGTTCGCCTTTTTCGCCATTTCAGTAATACAACAATATTTTGCAATGATGTTACCACAGGCAATAATTAACAACGGCACTGAAATGGAACGGGTTGGAATCAATGCCGTTTCAATCCAGTCATATTTTTTTTGTATTGTATCCGGATTATTGCAATCAATATCCGTGTCAATATCATCAATCAAAATCAAGTCAGGACGTGCCGCATCGTTTCGGGTTCCACGAGGCGATTGCTGCGCTCCAACCGCTCTAAACGAAACGCCTTTCTTGGTGGTAAAATCGCCCTCTTCCCAACCGCTTAGGGCTTTTTGAACTCCATAATCATTTATTAAACGATCGTTGACCTCAAGAATCGTTTTGTACGGTTTCAATAATCTATCGGCATCGTCTTTAGTTGCTGAACAAAGTACAACGGTTTTCTTTTTGCCGGTCATAGTTAGCAGTAGGACATCCATCATCGTTCTACCGGACTTAGACAAATCCCTAGCCCAGGAGCGTACCTCGTACCATTCAGGGTTTTCAAGAACTCGCTTGGTTGCTTTTTTGTGAAACGGTGCCGGTTCTGAAGTATAGAAATTCGGAAAGTAGAACTTATACCATTCCTCAGGATGTGCCTCTAAATGGACTATTCTTTTTAGCTTATCGGTTGCGTTTTCGTTTAGATCAACAGGCGTTGCCCTGTACTGATTTACAACAAAAGCATCCCAAGCTAATAGCTGTTCCTTGTCCTTTCTATTTAGTGCCATCGGTCATTTTTTGTTTAATGAAGGCATCACAATAGGCGGTTAATTGATTAGCAAATTGCGGATCAATACTTCTTATAAATAACACTAGGTTTTTGGCAACGGTTATAGTTTCGCCAATATTGGTTTCGCTTTCCAATCGCTTGATGGCGGTGGAGAGTTTAGAAATCATATCGGTATCCTTTGAATTAGGGAAGTTCCCGATAATGATTGGATAGTCCTCAGGATTGTATTTTGGGTATTCTAATACTTCGTCTCCAGTGCTTGTTTTTAACTTTACCGGTTTGAGCATAAAATTTGGAATATCCCGAACAACCGGGCGTGTCTTTATCTCGTCATTTACTGCCTGCAGTTGGCCGTATAACGATGTGATTTGATTGTCTTTGGTTACTAATAAAGAAATTTTTTCCTTATCCCAATTGCCCTCTTTAGCCCATTTTGCAACAGTTTTTTCGGTCACTTTCAAACGCTCGGCAATTTCTTTTTTGCTCAAACCGTCACCTACGTAATACCGTTTTGCTAACTCCTGTTCAACCTGTTTTTTTACTGCCATTTTTCACTATTTACAAACAAAGTTGAAGTATTGACTCCTTTCAAAAAAATTTCTGTTTACTTGCTTTACAACTCTGTTAAGTCTTGGTACATAAGCGTTCAATCTCCGAACATCCATTTTTTTAGACGTTGGGTTTAACTAATCTTTGTCATCTCAAAAGCGAGTAATTCGTATCATTAAACTGAAAATAAGCAATGCCAAAACCTAAAGTTTTTGTCCTAAATGATGACTCTGTTCAAAACAGTTACGGATTTTTTATTATGACCTCTGGCGGAAAGCTAGACCGTTTTAAAAGCAATCCGGTAATGCTGTCAGATCACATTAATAAGAATGAAAACGTTATTGGCAACTGGCTCAACATTGAAGTGGTTGGAGGTCTTATCCAGGCGCAGCCAAACTTTGATGTAGCTAGACCTATTGGCCTTGAAATCTCCGGTCAGGTTGACCGTGAATTTATCAAAGGCGCTTCAATGGGAATTATGCCTAATTGGGATTCGATGGAACGTGTTGGCGAAAGATTGATTCTAAAAGAATGGGAATTAGTCGAAGCCTCAATAGTTCCGGTACCATCAAATAAAAACTCAATTGCCATCTATGGCATTGACGGCAAATTGATGGACGAGTCTGAAATACAAACCTTATGCCTTTCAGTTCAAGGCGGCGACACTCCAAACTTAAATCCAAAAAAAGAGAATATGAAAAAAATCCTATTAAGCATGGCCTGTCTTATGGCATTAGGTTTTAAAGACCAACCAACAGACGGACACGAAGCCTCCGATGTTGAAAGCAAAGTGTTAGACTTAGCGGGCAAAGTAAAAGCACTAGAGGCCGAAAACGAAGGTTTAAAATTGGCCGCTCAAACTGCCAAAGAAGCTCAAGAAGCTGCCGTAAAATTAGCCGCCAACCAAAAAGTTGATTTGGCTATTACCCAGGGGAAAATCCCTGCAGACAAAAAAGAAGCCTTTGTACAGTTGGGCATTACTTCGCCAGAAGTATTGGAAACTACTTTGGCATCTATCCCTGAAAAGAAAACACTTGGTTTAGGGATCAATGTTCCTGGTGGTAATGGAGCTGTTGCAGTTGCAACTATGGAAGATTTCCAAAACTTGTCTATTGAGGCTCAATTGTCTTTCAAAAACGACAGCCCAGAAGAGTACAAAAAACTGTTTTTGTAACAGTAGATCATTAATCTAAAAACTATAAAGATATGCCAGCAAATTTTGCAGAGGTTTGGTTGAACAGAGTTCGCCAAAATTTAACTACACAAGATGTAGCTCCTTGGTTGGACGGAATTCCAGAACTTGACACTCAAGTATTGGAAATGGGTTCAGGTGACGCGTCAGAATTGAACGTGATTCACATTCCACGTACATCATTCAACCCTGATGTATTAATCAACAATACCGCTTATCCGTTGGCTGTACAAAGCTATACAGATGATGAGACTGTGGTTAGTTTGGATAAATACCAAACCAAACCGACATCTATCTCAGATGACAAAATCATCGGAGCATCGTATGCGGTTATTGATCCTGCGACAAAATCGCACACCAATGCCATCAATACTAAAAAGTATAACAAAGCCGCTCATGCTATTGCTCCGGCTTCACACACAGCTACAACTCCAGTTATCGCTGCTACAGGTGCCGCAAGAATTGTAGGAGGTCCATTATCATTAGTTTATGATGATATTGTGAACTTGAAAGATGCTTTAGACGCTGCCGAGGTTTCTACTGAAGGTAGACGTTTGGTATTGTCAACTGCTCACTGGAACGATTTATTGGTTGACCGTAAAAACTTTGGTGACAAATTGGTAAACTATAATACTGGTATGCCAGCTCCGGTTATTGCTGGATTTGCATTGTACCAATATAATGGTAACCCATTGTACACTAATTCGGGTGTTAAAAAAGCATTTGGAGCTGTAAAAGCTGCGGGAGACCGTCAAGGCACATTTGCTTTCTGGACTGGTCAAATTGCTAAAAAGTCAGGTATGACTAAGCAATACTTCAAAGAAGCCAAAAACGATCCTGAGGCTCAAACCAACTTATTGAATTACAGACATTACTTCATTGCAATGCCTTTTGATTCAAAAGCCATCGGAGCAATTTACTAGTATAAACCCTAGACTATAACCCAAAAGGCTACTGCAATACGTAGTAGCCTTTTTTTATAAAACCCTATGGAGCAATTTTTATACCCAACGCTTACCGCTTTTTTTGCCGCTTTAATCACTTGGTTTTTTAGCCGTAAAAGCACTGAAATTGACAATGAAATTAAGTCGGCTGACTTTTACAGGAATTTGTTGGACGATGCTACCAGAAGGTTGAATGAGGCCATAGATACTATCACGGCACAAGATGTAAAGATAAAGTCATTGATGGCCGAAATTGAAACATTGACAACTGAAATTAGGAAGTACAAACAGCTAAACGGCAAAACTGAATGAGCGCCCTAGGAGAAAAAGCACTGGCAGTTGCTATCACACAAATTGGAGTTCAAGAGATTCCTAAAAACAGTAATGCAGGGCCTGCGGTTGAAAAGTACTTAAAGTCTGTTGGACTTGGTAAAGGATATTCCTGGTGTATGGCATTCGTTTATTGGTGTACCAAAGAATCGGCCACACTATTAGGGCTTTTAAACCCTCTTACGAGAACCGCAGGAGTTCTTGATATGTTCAATAAAGAAAAGGATTTAGTAGTAACTGATCCGCAACCTGGAGACATTTTTATTATGGACTACGGCAAAGGTCAAGGCCATACCGGAATAGTCGAAAAGGTCACAAAAAACCTTATCCATACCATCGAAGGCAATACCAACGATGAGGGGAGCCGCGAGGGCTACGAAGTATGTAGAAGACAACGAAAAAAAACAACCATTAAAGCCTATTTAAGATTATGAAATCACTAAAACACATTGTGTTGTTGTTTTTTTCGCTCGTGGTTCTGGCTTCCTGCGGAAGTTCGAAGCCCCCCACGACTGAAAACAAAACACAGACCATCACGGTAAAAGAAACGGTACACGATACTGTTTTTAAAATTGAAAAAGACAGCAGCTCTTACCGAGCATTATTAGAGTGCCAAAACGGTAAAGTAGTCATAAAGGATGTTAGTCAAGCCGAACCAGGGCGTAAATTAAAAAGCCCTAGGGTCCGGCTGGATAACAACCAATTAAAAATTGACTGCGAAACGAGAGCCGAGGAATTGTTGGCCCATTATAAAGATACACACAAGGCTACATTTCAAACTATTACCAGGACTATTACTATTGAAGTAAACAAATTGACTTTTTGGCAACAACTACAAATATGGGGGTTTAGGATATACACCGGGCTCATTTTACTGTTCGCTATTTGGGTCTATGTAAAATCTAAAATTTAAGAAAAATGAAAGAAGTTTTTGAACAAAACCCAGATTTAGAAAAAGTCTATGCGACCTCAGATGGCGAATGTTTTTATAATGAAAACGACGCCAAAAACCACGCTAAAAAATTGGAAGTTAAAACGGTAGAAACTGTTTATAACGAAAAGTTTTTAGAGGTGACAGACGAAGAGGAGCTTACAGGAGTAGACAAAGAAGTTGCTGAATTTGAAGCCGCTGAAAAAGCCAAAGAAGTACAAGCCGAATTAGCTAAATCATTGGCCGATTTTGACCCTGAAACGGTTAAATATCCTGAAGGACTGAAATTATTCAGAGCTTTAGGACTAGAAGCCGAAAACGAAAAAAAAGACACAATCTATCCTTTGTTGGTAGCTGCTAAAGCAAGCGCACAAGAAGGTGTTAATACTCAAGAGTAATGGCAAAACCAAATGTAAATATAGGATTTGAAAACGGCAACCTCGGGGTTGTCGCTACAAGTCCCGACGGAATTTGCGCAATTGTTGCAAGTGCCGTTGCTGCCGGAACCTTTGCTTTAAATACTGTTTATACAGTGTTTAGTTTGAAGGAAGCTGAGGCACTAGGTATCATAGGAGGTATTTCTAACTATGAATTGCACAAAACGATCAAAGAGTTTTATGCCGAGGCTGGCGACGGAACAGAGCTTTGGATTTATGGCGTTGCCAAAACTAGAACTCTTGACCAATTGGTTGCCGATAGCCAGGTGTTATTGACCGCATCAAACAGACGTATCCGTTTTGTGATTTTGAAATTTGCGCCTACAGCAGCTGCAACAACTGCCGCAGGAATTATAACAGGATTCCCTGCTACATTGGCGGCGGCTCAAGCCCTTGCTGAGGATTTCACTACAACCAAAATCCATCCAGTAATTTTCATTATTGAGGGTTACGCCTATACCGGTGTTCCTGGTGACTTGGTTGGGTTTTCTTTAACCACTTACAACCGTGTGGCTGTTATGATCGGTGATACTGAAAAAAGAACTGGAGCAACTGCCTCTAAAGGTGCAGCTGTTGGAGTTCTTGGTGGAAGATTGGCAAAAAATCAAGTACACGTCAATGTTGGGCGTGTGAAAGATGGAGCATTAAAGCCATTGGAATTCTACATAGTGGATACTCCTGTTGAGCAAGTAAACATTGATGCTTTGTATGACAAAGGATTTATTACTACTCGCACACACGTAGGCAAATCGGGCTACTATTTTGTAGACGATATGTTGGCCTGCACTGTTGAGGACGATTACCATTATATCACTCGCAGACGTGTAATAGACAAAGCTTTTGTTTTGGCCAATGCCACTTTGACGAATTATATTTTAGATGATTTCAATTTGTTGGACGGTGGGAAACTATCCCCGATAGATGCCAGAACCATCGAGGCGGAACTTGAGAGAGTAATTGCTCAAGAAATGAGCGCCAAAGGTGAGCTGTCTGTAGATATTACCCAAGCAAATGACACTGGCGTTGAGGCTTTGGTAGATACCACAAACAACGTGGCTTCGACTGGAGTGATCCAAGGGAAGATAAAAGTAAAACCGAAAGGATATGGTAGATTCTTAGAATTTACCATAGGATATACCTTAACTCTTAATTAAGAAGATATGAGTTTCAATAGTAGAGAATACGAGTGGGCAGACATAACTGTCATTATGGGAGGTGTTGATTTATTGACCATCCGTGCCATAAAGTGCAAAAAGAAAAGAGAACTTGAAGAGGTTTACGCTAAAGGTCGCCAGCCGTATGCCATACAAAGTGGTAACGACGCTTACGAAGGCGAAATTGAGCTTTTGAAATCGGGTTACGATGCGCTGGAAGATGCAGCCGGTGGAAACATTTTGGATGCTAAAGTAGATATGTTGGTTTGCTACGGCAATCCTTCAACAGGCGACGCAATGAGAACCAAAAGAATTTCTGGAGTTCGATTTTCAGAGGCTGAGGAAGCCGCCAAACAAGGCGACAAATTTATGCCGGTTACGCTACCTTATAAAGCGTTGGGAATGAAAAATGTATAAACTTAAATAATCCCGAGCAATCGGGATTATTTTAATAATAAAACAACAAAATGAATACACAAGAATCAACACCAACATTTGTAATTGTTACTCCAGAGCAAATTGCTGGATGGAAAGCAGAACACAAAAACGTTTTTAAATTACCACTTGCCACTGGCGAAACTTGTTACGTAAGAAGTCCATCGGTTAAGGAGTTAGAATTTGCACAAAGCTTAATGGCTCAAGGAAAATACATTTCTTATAACATTGCTCTTTTTAAGCAATGCTTTTTGGGTGGTGACAATATTCTTGACGATGAAACAAAGCTAATGTCAACCGCTGCGCAAATGATGCAAACCATTGAAACCATCGTTGTAACAGTGGAAAAGCTTTAAAGGAGGCAGAATTTGGTTATCAGTTAGATACGACTGGCTCCACAACCGAAACTAAGCCAGACGTAAGAATCACTGAAGAGGAATACTACCGAAGGCTGTTAGAATGGGTTGATAACAAAAGAAAAACAAACGCACTCCTCCGATACTTTTTACATATAGATCCTTATGAACTTGATTTAAGGACCTGGGCAATGCGAGTTGTAGAACTCCAATGGGTAAGAAAAGAAGAGGCAAACACAAACACAAACTAAAATGTCAAACTTACTATCCTATACTTTATCGATACAAGACCAAATGAGCGCCAAACTGAGCGCTATTGGTTTTAGTAGCGAAGGGATGTTAAACAGGTTTGTACAATTAGAAAAAAAGTCTAGAGAGGTTTCTCAAATGTTAAAAGAAACTGGAAACTCCGTAGGTTCTTTGAAGCAAAAAGTTGATTTATTGAAATCGGAACGCGATTGGATTCCGCAATCGAATATAACAGCGATTAAAGCAACCAATTCCGAAATACAAAAACTAGAACGCCAAATCAATAGACTTGAAACTACCACTAAAAGTAGCGGTGGAATGATAGGTAATGCTTTTCAGCAAATACCCTTTGCGGGCTTACTTACAAATCCTCTTATTCTTGCGGGAGTTGTTGGCGGAAAAGCATTGACATTAGGTATTGAATCTGAAATGCAAAAAACATCTTTCGAGGTTTTGCTTGGTTCACAAGAAGCGGCAAAAGGACTGATTGATGATATTGCAGAATATGCCAAAAAAACACCATTTGAAAAAATGGGTTTGGGCGATGCTGCAAAAACCATGTTAGGTTTTGGTATTGCACAAGATCGAGTAATGCCAACTTTAGCAGCCATTGGCGATGTTGCAATGGGAAATAAAGACAAAATGAGTTCTCTTACTCTTGCCTATTCTCAAATGAGTGCCACTGGTAGATTAATGGGACAGGATTTAAACCAGATGATTAATGCCGGGTTTAATCCATTAGGTGAAATGTCAAAGAAAACAGGCAAAAGTATTGGTGACCTTAAAAAGGAAATGGAAGCCGGTAATATCTCTTCAAAAATGGTAGAAGATGCTTTTATATCGGCAACATCTGCAGGAGGACAATTTTACGGAATGGCCGACAAAATGAGTACAACTCTTGGAGGTCGTTGGAGCACTTTTATGGATAATGTATCTGAAAAACTTTTGATTTTATACGGTGCATTGGAGCCAGTCGCTTCATTAATTCTTAATTATTTGAATGTGGGACTTGATGCTACTGCAAGCGGTATGTCGTGGATGAATGAGAAACTCAAAGAGGGTAATCCCATCTTTCTAATATCTGCGGGAGTGATTTTATCGCTTGCAGCAGCAATGGGCATTATGTCTGTAGTATCTGCAATTCAAGCTAGACGTGCTGCACAGCTAGCGGCGGCAAATGGATTACAAACTGCTTCTTGGTGGCAATTAAATGCAGCAATGTTAGCCAATCCAACTACTTGGATAATTGCGGGTGTTATTGCCTTGATCGCTTTGATTGGATTCTTGGCCTTTAAAATAGATGGTTGGGGACAGGCTTGGGATCACACAATGAAATCAGGAAAATTAGCCATTCAGATATTTGTAGAAAGCGCAAAAATGTATTTTGGATTACTGGCTATGCCGTTCTTAACCGCAATTGACCTTATAAAAATAGGTTGGCTGAAGCTTCAGGACTTCTTAGATCCAGGAGCAGATAAAAATACTGCGGCTATTGCCAAAATTAGTGCCGATGTAAATGCTAGAGCACAGGCAATTGTTGACGGTGCAAAGAAGATAAAAGCATTAGGACTGCAGTCTGCAAACGAAATGGTTTTGGCTGGCGGTTCTTTGAAAATGAACAACAAAACCCTTGGTGACTTCAAAGATTACTTAACCTCAAAATTAGGGATTTCAGCTCCTAAAATGCCAGGTACAGGACAGTCGATAAAAGATCCTTTTGGAGGTTCAAAAGACAAAGCAGAAAAATCTAATACAGCAACTGCCACTGGCGGCACTAAACATAATTATATCACGATTTCGATAAAAGAACTTAACGGCTTGAAAGATGTTGTCATAAGTGGAAAAGATGCGGCAACCAAAGCGGGAAGCGAAGTGGCAGACGAATTATTAAGAGTATTGGCTATGGCCACAACAGCAACAGGATAAAATGGAACTAACCGGAAAAGATTTGATTTTCGCCAGTCTAATGGGTAGCAATGCGGTAGGAGCCATACAGCGCACGCAGTTGGTGCAAAATGAATTGAGTAAACGTGTTTTACCTGCAATTCCTTTTTTACCGATACAAAATAGTACAACTATTGCAAATACATCTGTAAATCCTACTTGGCAATTAAACCAAGCCGATGCAGAAACTCCTGAAGAAAAACAGTTTTTCCCGTTGTCATTCAGTTTTACTGAAGGTGGTCAAAAATGGTTGTTTCCTTACGAGCCGATGATTAATATTTCCTCTGGAAATAACATTGTGAAACGAAATGTAGCTAAACAGGGAGAAAAACTAATTGGCACTATAAAGGAGCGCTGGAGCCGCAAAGATTTTGACATTTCGGTTACCGGCGTTTTGATGGGTAGTTTGTTAACCGGTTCTGTTGAAGACTGTTTTCCTACCAAAAAAATGCAAGAATTATTAGAATACTTAGTATACGCAAAAGAAATTTATGTGTACTGCCATCCATTGTTTGTTGTTGGAATTGCGAAAGTAGTTATTGAAGATTATAGTTTTCCATTCACGAAAGGCGAAAATGTACAAGCGTATGACTTGAAATTGACAAGTGATTTCACGTACAACCTTTTGATTAAAGAATAATGCTAAATATTATTTGGGACATAAAATTTAAAACTGCAGGAGTTACTTATAGCCTTCAAACAGTGGCGAGTGTAGATATTGAAACCTCGGTTGATAATCTTGCGGATACTGCAATTATTACGCTCCCGGAGGCGGTAATGAATCAGGTGTTAAATATTGGAGACCAAGTAAAAAGAGGTTCTGAAGTGGTTATAAAATTAGGCTACGACAAAACCCTGCAGACAGAGTTTGTTGGTTTTGTCCAGAATGTACCAACTAATGATAGTTCTTTGAAAATTGTTTGTGAAGATGCCTTGTTTTTATTCCGTGTTGGGGTGAAAGATGTGGAGTTAAAGCCCACCTCATTAGCAAAAATAGCACAAGCGATTATAGACCAAATCAACCCAACCTATAAGTTGGTTTGTGATTATGATATTGCTTATGAAAAGTTTGTTATTCACCAGGCGACCGGATACGATGTATTGAAAAAGCTAGCTGAAGAAACGAAAGCTAATATTTATTTCAACACTGAAAAAAAAGAGTTACACATTCACGCCCCATACATAGAAAAAGGCGGCGAAGTAATTTATTCATTACAGGTTAACGTTGAGAAGTCATCACTCGAATATAAAAACGCCATTGACCGAAAAGTTGAAGTAGTTGTAGAGAGTACCAATGTTAAGGGAAAAGTAGAAAGTTATACAACGGGAACAACGGGAGGCGAAAAGGTAACGCTTAAAGTGGGCTCTGTGAGTGCCGCAGACTTACCTAAAATAGCTAATGCGGAACTGATACGACGTTCTGCAGATATGTATGAAGGAAGCATTGATACGTGGTTAGTTCCATTTGTGCAACCTACCTACACAGCAAAAATAAAAGACGAAGACTATCCGGATAAGGACGGTAAATATTATGTAACTGGAGTTTCAACTTCAGTAAGTGAAAGCGGTGGAAAACGCACCGTAAAATTAGGAATAAAAGTAAGTGTGTAAATGGATACAGCTGCAGAAATAAAACAGGCGCTAATTAAGGCTTTGGGTATAAACCCAAATTTGCCAATTACGGCCACGGTGGTGTCTATTCAAGACGACACTTGTACCGTAAAATTATTGAGTGAGTTGGTATTGTCAGACGTGCGATTGAAGGCAACCATTTCAGATGACGCTGACGGTTTTTTGATTATTCCAAAAGTGAACAGCGAAGTTATTTTGATGAGCCAAACGGGAGCATTGAGCGGCTTGATGGTTATAAAAGTAGATAGCATTGAAAAAATACAGTACAAAAAAGGAGCATTTGAGTGCGAAATAGACGGCACCTCCGAAAAGGTTTTGGTTAAAAACACTTCGGTTTCATTGGTTGATTTATTTAGTGAATTGATATCCGCAATTAAGTCAATGAGTTTTACGGTTACAACGCCAGACACAATAAACGGGAGCACAACGGCTTTAGTCAACTCGGCTCAATTTACGACTATTGAAACGAAGTTTAAACAGCTTTTAAAATAAGATGAAAGATACAGGAATTCAATTTACGGACGGCACACTCCAGGACCTTGATTTAAAAATTGAAGTCTTGCGCGGTTCCGACGGTTTAATTACTCAAGGCTTAGTTATTGGTAATATAATGAACCAAAACCAAGCGTTGATATTAATTGCTAATCCTGGTGAGTTTAAAACCGAGCCGACAATTGGAGTTGCTATTGATGAATTAATTTTTGACAACGATTATTTGCGCTTTCGCCATCGAATTAGAGAGCATTTCGAAAAAGATGGACTAAAAGTAAAAAGTATTCAGCTTTCAGAAGGTAAGCCATTACTAATTGACGCAAGCTATGAGTAAAAGTATAGTCTATCAAGGGCAAAACTTTGTTGATAAGGTTTTAGAGGCTACTGGAAGTACCGAGAACGCTTTTGAAATGTCAATTTTAAACGGGGTTTCACTGACAGATAACGTTGCAGTAGGTCAAGAGCTTCAAGTGAGTAAAGTAACAAAAAAGGGAATTGTAGGTGTCTTTAAAAAGAAAAGACCCGCATCCGGAACAATAAGCACTCCAGGAGTGGACGTAGAAAATGACGGTATTGGCTTTATGGCCATTGGGAATAATTTTATAGTACGATAAAATGGCAAGAACATTATTAGAAATAAAAAAGGATTTGACCGCGACGTTTATGTCAAAATCAGTTATACAAACCGCTTACGGATTCGCGGACGGAGCTTTGTTTGAAAATGAATTTTCTAAGGTTTCCTTTGAGAGCGTGTTTTTTGACGTGTTTGCTTACTGCACATTGATTTTGGAGCAGATATTTGACCAACACAAAAAGGAAATTGACACTGCACTTTACGAACAAAAATCAGGCACGCCGAGATGGTATCGTAACATGGCCTTGGCTTTTCAATATGGTTTTGACCTTTTGACTGATAGTGATAAGTTTGAAAATACTGGCTTTACTATTGACCAAATAGACGCCTCAAAAATCATTAAATATTGCTCCGTGAAGGAGTCTGGAGAAAGCAACCGGTTAGTTGTTAAAGTTGCGGGAGAGTTAAACAATTTGTTGATCCCGTTAACGGCTCCACAACTGGAAAGCTTTTTAGACTATATGAAGGAGATTAAATATGCTGGAGTTAAACTTAATGTGATAAATAACCCAGCGGACAAACTATTACTTACAATGGATATTTATCGCGACGTACTTGTAATAGATGAAAATGGCAATAGTATCTTAAACGGGGGTAAGCCTGTGGAGGACGCAATTAACTCCTACATTAGAAATTTACCTTTTGATGGGGAGCTAGTTTTAAATGATCTGATTGAAAAGTTAAGGGCGGTTGACGGTGTTGAAAACGCTCATATAATTGTAGCTAGGTCAAGCGCCTATGATTCTGTAACTCTAGGGTTTACTGATTATGCGCCAATAAACGTGAAGACAATCCCAATTTCTGGTTATTTTGAAATACCAAACTTTGATACGGTGGCTTATGTGGTATGATGTAGATTTTGATAAATTAGGTAATGAGCGAATAGCCTCTTTTTTAAGAAGACCAATCTTATTGGCTTTCCTAAATATAGTTGTGATTCAAGTCACTAATTTACATTATAACTGGAAGCAAAAAAGGTTGACAGACTGGTATAAGTTAAATCATACGGGGCAGGTTTGTCTCCTTAGAAAAGTTTTGAATGACGCTCTTGATGCGGTTGATCGTAGAATATATATTGAAGACGGTAACTCCTTTCCACGAAAATATATTTATACCGGTGCTGAAAATAAGCCGGTGTTTCTTGGTAAGATGTTTATTTATAGAAATTCTGAATATTTAAATACAGGCGCTGATTTTATTGTATTTGCGCCACAGGAAATCATTGACAACAAAATTAATGAGCTTAACGCTCTAATAATATTTTACAAACTAGCATCAAAACGCTACCAAATTAGACCGATATGAATAAATTAAATTTTAATCAAAGTGTTGGGTTTCCGTTGGAGACTGAAATCTTAGACGAAATGCAAAAAGCGTGGACGGTTCTGAACGCTCTTGGAGCTATCGCCGGAAACTTTACTATAATATCCGGCTGTAATGTTACCGGTACGACCGCCGACAACGGTGTGGTATTTATTAATGGTGAGGTACTGGAGTTCCGCGGTGGTATCATTCAAGATAACGTTATTATTGTTGAAGTCCCTCAACTACGGGAATTTGAGGACGGCAACTCGCATGATGTAATTTATATAAGATACGCCACTTTTGGAACTGCCACAGCTCAATGGCCGTGGGCAAGTTTTAAGCGTGGTTTTGAAACTAAAGAAATTCCAGTTGCATTGGCATTAAAAGAGGATAAATTAACGGTTGCCGCTTTGTTAGCTAGAGTTGTAGCATTGGAAGCCGTGAGTACTGTAAATGTACCTTCTGGTTTAATTGCTATTTGGGGACAAGCCGCTAGCTTAATTCCTGTAGGCTGGACAGAATATACTCCTTTGCGTGGTAGAATTCCTGTTGGTTACGACTCTGCTATACCGGGCTTTGACACTTTAGGTTATGCCGCAGGTTCTAAAACACACGCGAATACAGTTGCGGAAATGGCACCTCACAAGCATCCTGTTCAAGTTTACAATAAAAATGCCGCCGGTAGTGGTTCCGAAAAAACACTTATTAATGCCGAAACGGATGGAGCTACAGCTGTTGGCACCGGAATAGGAACACCATACGATATTATGAACCCATATAGAATAGTTCTGTACATTCAAAAAACTTAATTATGTCAATAGTTTCTTTAGCTACGATAAAAAATTGGTTTAAAACCGGTTTAAAACCAACTCAAGCACAATTTTGGGATGTGTGGGATAGTTTTCGCCATAAAAGCGAAACCGTTCCTTATGCTGACATTGAGGGGCTTGATGTTGTTTTATTGGCACAAGATGTGAAAATTAACGCAATTGCTCTTCCCGACGATGTTCTTATTGAAGGTGATATTATTATTGCAAGTGGTAATGCTACTATTCCTGCAGAAGACTTTGTTTGGCGATTGCTACAAGTTGAATATACTAATGCTTTACTGTTTACCGATGTGCTGCCAACGGCCACGATTGGATACATAAGGACTGATATTTTTGTAGGGACAAATCTTGGTACAATTTATAGAGTAACAGGGCCAGAAGGAATTGGTGTGGCAATTAAACCAGATGCACCTGCGGGAACTATTGAGCTAGGTTCTGTAGACATTGAGGGCTTAACAGTTTCTACGCCAATAATTGTTAGGCCAAGAGTTACCGTATTTTCAGTTAATGGAATGCGTGGCGATGTTGAAATTGGAATTTTAGATATACCAGAGCTGCAGGAAACTTTGGACTCAAAACTGGATGCGGCAGATTATAATACACACTTTAAAGGAGTTCATTTAACAGAGGCCGCTTTGATTGCAGCATACCCAACAGCTAACGCAGGCGACTCTGCACAAGTGAACCAAGTTGGGGCAACTGATGTTGTAAATTATTCGTGGGATGCAGAGGAAAATATTTGGGTAAACAATGGAACTGGTGGCAGTGGTGCGGTTAATACTGATGCTTTGCCGGAAGGAAGTACTAATTTGTATTGGACGGTTTCAAGATTCTTAGCTAATTTAACTTATGCTAATGTTATTGCCGCTTTAGGCTTTACGCCATCGACAGCTCCAAATGACGCCCAGAAAAATAGCAACATTACTAAAGCCGAAATTGAGGCAAAACTTACTGGAGAAATCACGACACATACGCATCCATCAGTTGGTGGTGGCGGTGATATGGTATTAGCATCAGATCAAACAGTTTCAGGATTAAAAACTTTTCTTTCCGGAATGTTTGGACTTCGCAATGTAGCTAATACGTTCACATCATTTTTTGCGAATGCAAATACAGCATCGAGAACATATACGTTACCAGACGCATCAGGAACTTTGGCTTTATTAGCATCTCCAACTTTTAGTGGTACTGTTGGGATGCCCTCCACTTTAATGAGTGGGACGTCTGCAATATATTGGGGAGACAGCGAGCATAAAATCCAGTACTTAGGAGGAAATGTAATGGAGATAAAAGAATATGGCACTCTGAGATTAAAAGCGCCTACTATTGAGCTAACGGGCGCAGTGAGTTTCAACGGCGTCGCCAACTCAATTTCTGGGGGCATTATGACTGCGAACGCACAAACGGGCAGTTATGTAATAAACGGAATACAGCACCAGGGTAGCGGCGTCGGGCAGGTCTCAGCTTTAGCAAGGTTTGTAACAGGTTTTAATGGTTCAGGTTTTTACTTGAGCTCTGATGGTAACCTGAGAGAATCTGGAATTGCTACACACGCATCGGATAATTTCAATATTATATGTGCAATAGGCAAAAAAATAAAATTTAGAAGAGGTACTGGAAATAATTATTACGGGTTGCCTTTAACAGCAAATGAGTCAACAGAAATAGGCGAATTTGATGCTAACGACAATTTAAGAGTAAAAGGATTTGATTTGTCACAATTTGGCTCTTTCGCAAACGATTCTGCGGCATCGTCTGGCGGTGTAGCGGTTGGATTTGCTTACATAAATAGTTCTACTGGTGCGCTACATAGAAGATTAACCTAATAATTAAATTATGATACAGACAAAAACACCTATAGTTTACGGGGCAAGAAACGACAAAAACGGCATTATAGTAGTCGAGGCAATTCCATTAATGACCACGGATTTAGGCACAAATTATTTAGTTAATGACTGGGCAAAAGTTGGAGACGAATTGGCGATCAACAATGCCAAAGAAGTCTTTTATGACAATGCAAAAATCAATCAAGTAGATGCCTACATAGAGGCTAATTTTCAACCAATGCTTACAGGTCTTTCCAAAACTGAAAAAGAGTGGAAAAAAAGACAAATAGCATTGATGATCGACACCCAAACCAACTTGCTACCAAGTGGGACTACTATTTACGGATTGGAGCCAAACGACTGGGAATTCACACCTGACACTGTAGAATAATGGGATTCGTTTTATTCCTTATCGCATATATCTTGTTTCTGCCATTGAGTCTGATTAATTTTTGCGTGGTCAAGAATAAAAAAGGCTATTTCAAGAGTTCCGCAATCAACTTGGATAAGTTTGGAAATCGGGAGTTTCGAACATTATTAAATAAAACTTTGAGAATTGAATCAGGTTATCAGTTTGGAAATATGAGCGAAACTATATCAGGGGTTTTAGGTAAAAATGAGCGTGATAACACACTTTCTAAAACTGGTAAAATATTAGCTTGGATATTAAATAAAATCGATAAAAATCACTGTTTAAAATCAATAGATAAATGAAAATATTTGAAAACAACACTGAGAAGAAAGATGTTCCAAAAACAAGAGCAGAAAAAAAGCTAAGTACAAAATACAAGAAACTTTTAGAAAGTACTGATAGTTACCTTGGTTTGCAGCAACTCGCTAAAGAGTTTAAAGCTGATTTAGCGGGTTTGATGCCGAAAATTAGAAGGTATGAAACTGTCAAGTGATAAATACGGTAGGACTTGGCTCTTGCGCCACGGTACTTACATACTGTTGAATATTAATCATACAGGTATGCTGAATAAAATAAAGAAAGTTTCCCCGGAGGTCGGGAATAAAAAATAGTCCTCCAACAATTAAAAACTTTCTCAGGGTAATTTAATTAAGCATAAAGCCACAGCGTTGGAGGACATAAGTCTTCTATGCTGTGGCTTTAGTATGTTTAATAATTATCCTGAGAGGTACAAAAGTAACTTAAATTTATAGATATGGCAAAAGAATTTCACTACAAACCGCAATACGGTGTTATTGTGATTTGTGAAAACGAGGACGATCAAAAGAAAGTTTTTGAGGAACTCCAAAAAAAAGGTATGAAATTAAAAGTAGTAACAACGTGAAAATAGTAGTAGAAAACAGCACACGAAACTTTGAAAGTTATCGTGCGCAAAGAGTAAAATCATTGTTTAATGCCGAAGACGGCTCAAGCTTCAAGACTGAGGCTAACATCGATATTGATGATTTGGATTGGGGCATTGGTTTAATTGTGGGTGCGTCCGGTTCTGGTAAAACTTCCATAGGAAAACAGTTTTTTGGAGAGAACAAAATACACAATTTATATGACGGCTGGGATTGCTCCAGGCCTATTGTTGATTGCATTTTACCTGAAGGCGATTTCAACACGGCCACCGGAGCATTGGCGGCTGTAGGTCTTGGCGACGTGCCTAGTTGGTTACGACCATTTAATGCGTTATCGAACGGGCAATAATTTAGAGCGGGATTAGCTCGTTTAGTTACCGAGGCACCAAAGGAGGCCGTTGTTGATGAATTCACAAGTGTGGTGGATAGACAGATTGCCAAAATTGGGGCGTTGGCTTTCGCCAAGAACTGGCGAAGGAATAAAGGAAAGAAAGTGGTTTTGTTATCGTGCCACTATGATATTATTGAGTGGCTGCAACCGGACTGGGTATATGATGTAAATACCAAAGTATTAAAAAAAAAATTGAAATCGGGAAACGGCCAGACATCAAACTTGAAGTTTGGAAGGTCAACGGAACTTACTGGAAGTTGTTTAAAGAGCATTATTATTTAGATCTACCGCATCCACCGGCGGCGGAGTATTTTGTTGGCGTTGTAGATGGGGAATTAGTGGCGCACGTTGCTGTTTGCCCTATGTTTACGGCCAATGCTTACCGAGCGACACGGTTGGCTGTTATGCCTGAGTGGCAAGGCGCGGGAGTTGGAACCGCCTTTTTAAATGAGGTGATGCAATACCACCTCGAAGGTAACGGCCGCTGTCAAAGAAAGTATCACACGTTCTTTCATACTTCGCACCCACAATTGTGCGGTTATTTGCGAAATGCTGACGTTTGGAAACAAACTAATGCTACTCTTTACGGTGCGAATAAATCAAGGAGTAACGCTAGCATAACGAAAACAGGTAAAAAAGGAGGTATAACCGGTTGTGGCTATGGCGGCCACTTTCGAGCAGTTCAAAGCTTTAAATATTTAGGAAAATGA